CTGGTTCATTGCTTTTCCTTCACTTTACTAACCACGCGCCCCAGCATCCCGCCACCAAAGTAGAACGCCAGAATGGTGAGCATGGCCTCGCCCAGGTAGAAATCATCGATGACCTGTTTAATGTCAGGAATATTTGTTTCCCCCATCAGCGTCATCACCAGGACCAAGGCAAACGACAACAGGAACGTGGCAGTAAACATGAGGGCCAGCCAGCGCTGGGCCACCTTGAAGGGTGCGTAGGCCTTCATTGTGTCAATTTTGGCCTGGGCTTTGACCCGCTCCATCTCTTCATCTGAAGAGTGAACATCATCAATCAGGTCCATGCCCTTTTTGATGACCTCACCATTGCCTAGTATTGACGCAAGAACTCCAAGCATTTTATTTCCTATCCATCCATGTGGTAAAGCCCATGTAAGCGCCGACCACGCCACTGAGCGAAATGAACAAAAGTGGCGAAATTTCACTTAGCAGCTTGATGCGGCTGTCAGGCACAAAAGGCATAAACAGCAGAATTGTGTAAACGCCCATGCCAATCAGCGAGTATCGAGCCAAGCGCAGTTGTGCCAGGTGTTTGCGTGATCTGTCCTCAAACTCGCGTATCTCTTTTGCGCGTTCAATTTCGGCATCGCTCACCACGCCGTCATCATCGAGATCGTACTTTTCAAACTCGCTGGACGGCTCAAGTTTTTTCTGGGCCACGGTTTATGGATTCCGTAAAGCATCACCCAGACGCTGATTAAAATTGGCAGATAACGCTGGGACGGCGGCCCTGGCCCCCCTGCCTAAAACGTCAATGCCGAACCTAGCAACTGGCACACCTGGGCGAGTATAAGCGCCAGGCACCAACAAACTGGACGCTTGGCCAATTGGGCTAAGTTGTTGCAAACCTAGCCCCATGCCGCCGCCAGTGGCGATTTGCCTTGCGACTTGTCGCTGCGAGGTGCCGCTATCAGGCACAATGCCGCCAATGATGTCTTGAGCATTTTGGGCCAGCCGTTGCATCCTTGCCTCACCAGCCGAAAATTTTGACTGCCTTTTTGTTGCGTCACCTTTGGCAGCGGCTTGCAATAAATCCCCAGGATTAAATCCTTCAACTGTTTTTCGCCTTAATTCAGCATTTCTTACAATTTCGAATCTGCCATAGGCTTGATCAATCTTGTTAAGTTGAGGCGCTAGTTTCGGGTTTTCCTTGCTAATTGCAGCGTTCAACACATTCCGCAAATCTTCTAAGGCGTCAGCTTTTCGGTCGCCCTCATCAGTTCCTTCACGTTTCAATTTGTTTATTCTGCGCCTCAAATTGGCTTGTGATGCTTTCAAACTTGTACCCGATAATCCACCATCTGGACTGATACGATTGATAACGTCTTTGAAGGCACGATTATCAACATATTGTTTAATGTCTGGGTCCACAGATTTTGTAATCGTTAGCAGTTCATCAAGTAAATCAATGGTGTTTGACACTTTCATTTTCGAGAGCGTTTTATTGTAGTTGGTTGTTAAGGCCTGTTGGCCAAAACGAATTAAAGCACGCCCTTCTAAACCTTTAGGCACTTTTACACCCATTGGCGACAATGCTTCCTCAACAGCCGCCCGATTAAAACCAGTTTGTGCGCGGTTCAAAGCCCCTCGCACAGCATCACCAACTATGAAAACATTGTCTGCAACGCCTTCTTCAAGTCTTTTTAAACCTCTGCCAACAATGGTGCTTTCTCCCACAGCCTGGCCTGGGGTCAGCGGTATGCCGCGTGCTAACAAATCTTTTGCTTTACTGGTCACTCTTGGGGCCAATTTGTCAACAACCGGGCCAGCTACACCACTTAACACACCACTAATCGCCGCATCATCAAGTCGCTCAACTGGGTTGCCTTCAGCAGCCCCGGCTCCATAAAGCGCACCTTGTCCAGCAGAAGCAACACCGACTTGGGCCGCACGTTGCCCTGTTGATCCCAATCCAGCGCTTCGCGCCAACTGCACGGTTCTGGCACTAGTTGCCGCCGCCGCTGGCCCAACACCTGGAATATATTGTGCTGCGATAGTCGGTAAGATGGCGGCTGCTATTTCCGTGCCATAAGCTGCGCCAGGGTTTCTCTCTCTAAAATCATTTATTTGACCCCGGACTTCCTTCACCACTTCTGCATATGTTTTGCCACTGTCAAATGCCGCTCTTACAGCGGCCTCTATTTCATCAGCAAAACCAAAGGTTAGCCCTTGTGCGCCAGCACGCCCGAAATCCATTGCAACATCGCCGCTTGTTCGTTGGCCAACAGGCGCTGTTTTAGACTCTCGCGGTAAAGGCATTAGGCATCCTCCTCATAAATTTCAAATGTGCCTGTGATGCCGTTGAAATATAAATCGCCGTTTTTCAATTCACCGTTTTCAACAGCCGCGTCAAATTCTTCATCGGTAACATACGCTTTGAGGGCTGGTGGCACTGTTTCATCAACAAACTTTGCAAATCCAACTAAATCTTTATTTTCTTTTGCATAAGTTTCCATTGCCTCTAAAATTTTTGCCCTCCGCTCAACCAACGCTTGCATTGACTTTACAAGCGCCTTGTTGGCTTGTGGTGTGTTGCTCATGTTGGCAGTTGCGCTGCTGAACAATCTGGCTTCAAAATCTGATGTAGCGCCAGACCCAGCCACGCGCATCCTCGGTATGATAAAATTGAAAGCTGCTGTTAAAACTTGTTGATTATTTAACTGTCGGCTTTGCTCATCGTTCAAAAATCCTAACTGCCTACCAAGGTTTCTGATGGGCATGGTTATAGTATCAATAGGACCAGTGTCGGTCCCAGCTTCCAGCAAACTATCAGCAATATTTAATCGCGTAATTAGGTCGCTATCGTTTTGAACTTGCTCACTTAACTTATCTATTCTAGCCACGGCTGATTTTGCTGCTGCTTCCGCAAACGCTGTTTCTTGTTCTTGCCCAAGCGCAATTGTTGGATTTACAGAAACAGACGTACCGCCTTTCCTTTCAATATAACCATTATCAATTAGTTGTTGAGTAACCGTGGCAAAATTTGGGTCATTTGTTAAGACAGACCGCAAATCAGATGGGTCATCTGGATTTACAAAAGTGATAACATCAGGCTTCGTTGGCGCACGGCGCTGCACAGGGGTGCCAAGTGACGTACTGGTAGCCCCAGTCAGTGGATTAGTCGTGGTTGTTTCAACCGCCGTAAAGTCGCCCATGTTTCTTAATTGTGAGGTAGTTGTGGGCGCGAACTGCGCCGCCATCAATGCGGATTGCGCGGCTGCTGGATTGCCAGCGACAGCAGCGCGAACACCTGGAGCCACATTCGGTCCCAGCATCCCCATAATCTGATTCGTCATTTCAGTCTCACGCGCTGTCTGAGCGTCACCAGCCTTGCGCTGTAGGTATGCGCCCACCAATGCGCTAGACAGCCTGCCAAGCCCTTGCAAGGGCGTCCTAACAGGCGCAGAACTCGCACCCTGCCCCATAAGTGTCTGGCCTAGAATACGGCGCGGGTCAGACTGGTAAGCCTGATTAAGCTGTTGAAACTGAAATGATGGTCGTTGGCCGGGTTGGGTCAGGCCGTGAAAGGGATTGTGTGGCATTATCTACCTCAATAAGTAAGCTGCGCCAAGATTGCCTGCTAGACCGAATAAGCCGCCAAGGTCTGCCGATCTTGCCGCCTGTGCCTGATTAAATGCGTTCTGCTGTGCAGCCATCTGTGCGCCAAACGCGCCCTGCGTGTCGATTGCACCTGGGGCAAAAAACGATGCTTGCTGGACTTGCGGCCCACCAAGCAACGCTGCTAGTTCGTTGAAATTCTGACTACGCAATGCTGTGCGTTCTGCGATATCACGCTGTCGTTGTTGGTTGGCAATTTGATTAGATAACAACTGGTTGGCAATAGCATCTTGACGCGCTGCATTAGCTAGTTGTGCGTTTGCCGCTGCCTGGCTAAAGCCTTGCCCCTGTGCTGCTAGGCCAAACTCACCAGTGGCTGCACGCTCACCAAACTCTTGCGCTCTGGCCTGACGCGCCTGATTAACCAGCCGATCAGATTCTTGACCCGCCGCCAAGGTCGCTTGCTGTGCCAGCCTTGATAACTGTTCGCCTTGCTGTGTTTCGAGCCGGTTCACAGCATCATCATAGCCTTGGCTAGTGATAGGTATTCCGCGATCTGCGAGGTTCTGCTCTAATGCCTCTCTTTCCCGCGTAAACTCTGGCTGCAATAGCCCTAGCTGGCGGTTGAAGAGAGTTTGCTCTATGTTGGACCTAAACGCCTCTGGATCGCTCTGTAGGGCCGTCAAACCGGCTGTATCAAGGCCAGTGGGCAGATCAACCGGGCTTGATATAGTGCTTTGAAAAGCAGGCAGGCCGGTAGTCGGGTCGATATCCTGGGCAGCGGATATGCCTGACAATGTGGGCGCTGTTCTGAACGGATTTTGAAAGTCGGGATCATCTTGAAAGATCGGTGAGCCATCAGGGTTCTGGCCCACCACCGTGCGTCCTGTCACCCGGTCAAACGCCAGGTTACCCAGCCCCAGGCCAGTGCCTTCTGTAGCTGCACGAAGTTGGGCCTGAAACGGCGTTTCCTGCGTAAACGCTGCCGCCTGTCCATCTTCTGGCACTGGACCCTGCACGAACTGACCTTGATCACCAACAGAACCAAACAGCAGATTGCCGTAAGGCGTGAACTGCGTGATCCTGTTTGCATTGGATTGTGCGTTTATCAAATCTTGCGGATCAGGCGTGGGTGGTGGTGACGGCGCTCTTTTGCCCATAGTCGTTACCTTTCAACCATTTACATTCGCTTCTTAACATTCCCCACAAAATCGCATCATGGGGTGGGTATAGCTGACGCAGCCTGCCCTCTTGCGTGAATCCAAGCTGCTTGTTCATCTTCATCGCCTTGTCATTGGCCTCACTGCACTGCACCAAAATACGGTTGGCACCTATCTGATTAAACGGATAGGCAAAGAGGGCGTGAAGGACAGACCGGCAAGCCCAGCGCCGGGAGGATGCAGCTATGGATGCCTCGATCTGCCCCTCACGCCAGTCGTGGTAAACGGCAACGCAGATAATCTCCCCATCGCACTGCACGCCGATTGCTTTGCTTGGACCGAACTTGTCAATACCAATGCGCTTTGCTGCCCACGATTTTAAGTATTCATCAGGCCCCAGAACGATAGTTTTCACCGCTGGCTTTCCCTGATGGCCTTCAATGTTTCTCGCATAGATGGTGGCCGGGGCTTGTCAGGCTCAAAATCACACAAGTATTCCTTGGGGAACCACTCATCCATCCGAAATGACATGACCTCTTGGGTGTTCCAGGCTCCGCGGTAAACGCAATATCTCATGCCATCAATCTTGTCACAGCCAACCAAGCGGCATACCACATGATCTGGTTGCGCTCTTGCCGCATGGCTTTTGAGTAGCAGCACAAACAAAGTGAGCAGTCCAGCGGCCAGTAAGCCCATAAAAATCCACGCAACGATCTCAACAAATTTTTGTCTGCGTTGCCGCTGAAGATACAAAGTTTCTTTTCTGGCTTTCCTGATGGATGCCTCTGTTTTTAAGAGCTGCTCCCATTTGGAATGTCCATACATCATACCAATCAAATTTTTTAAATCGGTTCGCTGCTGCTTACTTCGTTCAGCGGCCGCAAAAATTTCGAGGGCTTCCTGTTCAACTGACTTACCTTGAAACAGCTTCTTAAACAGGGGTGGATTCTTAGCCTCTCGTTGAAGCACCTCTAAATCGCTCAATGCGCCCATCCAGCGGCCTATGTCAGAAGCCATGCTTTCAATATCGCGTCCTGTAGGCTCACCCCCCTCCAGCTATGCCAGAGGGGGGCAAGCCCCTATGGCAATGCCCTTTTTCACAGCAGCAAATGCCGTTGAGGCTGTGGCCATAACGGTGACTGGGTCCATCAATACACTTTCATGTTGTCGTTCACCGCTTCAGGCAGACAGTAGGCAGTAATTAGATTGCCCTGGGCGTGTAATTTTTTAGCGAAATAAACGCACTCATTAACGTCCCGAAAGCGCATCGTTTCAGGCACGCGCCTGCGGTCCTCTCCAATGCCAACAAAGACATAGAGGCTAAAAGCAACAAGGGTTTCCACATTATGAACTCAAGCGTTCTAAA